CAGCGGCTCCAGAACGAGCTGGAGGGCCTGTCCCGAGTTAATGGCAAGGTCGATCACCCCGTGAACGGGTCGAAAGACGAAGCAGACGCCTTCGTGTGCTCTATCGTGGGGGCTATCGGTATAGGCGGCGAGGAAACCCCCGACGGCGAGGCCATCGACTCTGGCGGCTCACTGTTCATGTTGGGGGAGCAGCTGGCTCCACTGGAGTATGGACAGGGAGCCTTCGAGCTTCCATTCGGCATGAAGGGGATGAGCATCGGTGTCTAGTACCGCTGTAGAGGACAAGAAGAAGCCGTCCGAGCTGTACTCCGAGATCCCGGAGTTGGGCTACGAGCAGGGTGTGGACTCCTCCTTGGCGTACACCACCCCGTTCAACCCCGTCGCCATGGGCCTGAAGAAGACCCCCTCTGAGGACCTCAACGAGGTGCTCAAGGACGAGTACAACGTCACGCGCCCCACCACCCGCCAGCTCGTCACCATGCGCCGTCTGGACGGCCACGCCCGAGCCCTGTACCGCCTCCTGACGCTGCCGATCCGCGCCTCGCTGGTGTCGGCCACCTTCAAGCCCGCAGACGGCGGAGAGGCCGAAGGAGAGTTCATGGAGGCCGTCTTCCGGACGGCTCCGGCCAACGGGGGCATGACCACCACCTTCCAGCGCTTCATGGGCCAGATGCTGGGAGCCCTGTTCGAGGGCTTCTCCTGTTTCGAGAAAGTGTTCTGGGTTCCCACCAAGGGTCCGCTCAAGGGCAAGTACACCCTGAAGAAGCTGGCCTACCGTCCCTCCGACACGATGACCTTCGTGGCTGACAAGACCGGTGGGTTCGCCGGGCTCCGCCAGCGTGCTGTCGTCGGTGGCAAGGTCACCGACGTCTTCATCGAGCCGGAGTACGCGTTCTACTACTCCGCGCAGGAGGACGAGCGCAAGTTCTACGGCGTCTCCTTCTTCGAGTCCGCGTTCCCGCACTACGACGCCAAGGCCAAGGCCTACTTCACTGCCCACCTCGCAGCCCAGCGGGCAGCTGTAGGCACCCGGATCGGCACCGTCCCCCCGAATGCCTCCCAGAACGCCAAGACCGAGTTCGCGCGGAACCTGAGCAGCCTCGCGCTGGCCCAGTGGATGATGATGCCCGAGGGCTTCAAGGTTGAGGTGCTGAAGGAGGGCGGGACCTTCGACTTCCTGAACCTCATCAACCACCACAACCACATGATGAGCGAGTCGATCCTAGCGGCCTTCTTCGACGCCGACACGGGCGGTGGCTCCGGTGAGTCCGGCTCATTGGTGAACTTCGCCACCCCCGGTGACGACATGTTCGTCTTGATGCTGCGGGCGATCATGGACGACGTCGCCAACCAGATCAACCACTACATCATCCCCCAGCTGATCGATTACAACTTCGACGGTGGCAAGTACCCGACCTTCACGTGGGGCACCTTCACCGACGAGCAGCGCTCGGCCATCGCAGCCACCTTCGACAAGCTCGCCACCTCCGGGCAGTCCATGAACGTCTCCGAGGAGTTCATGCGCGAGCTGGAGAAGACGCAGGCCAAGGAGATGGGGCTGGAGATCGACTGGGAGCTGGTCGAGGCCCGGGAGGCAGAGGAGAAGGCCGTAGCAGCAGCCCAGTTCGCTGGCGGTGGAGTCGGCCCCGATGGTCAGCCCCTGCCGGGAGCCGCACCCGATCCTGCACTGGCAGGAATCGCCGGAGCACCCGGAGATGTCACCAATGCCGAGCTGGGTGGCGCACAGGACCTGACCGACGTTTTGGGAATCATGGCCAAGAAGGCAGACAAGGCCGCTGGCGCAGGATCCTCCACACCGCCCCCCGCTGACCCAGCCCTCAAGGCGAAGAAGACGGTGAAGCTGTCTGGCATCACCGATGACATGTTCGACTGGGCGCTCCAGATGGTAGGGATCGCAGGAGAGGACTACAGCGATGGCTGACGCACCCACCCCGGCAGTGGGAGTTCGCCGGGTACGCACCACCGAGGGGGCCCGGTTCTTCGGCCTCCCGGTCGGAGGCGAGATCGGCAACCGCTACGACCCCAACATGAAGGCTGCCAAGCGGGCTACCTCCCTCACCCGGCTGACCAGCCTCCAGCGCCAGTTCGCAGTGGCCAAGAAGACTGGCAACCTCTCTCAGATGCGCTCCGTGCAGGAAGAGTTCACCATCGCGGTGAAGGACTACGCAGCCACCAACGGCCAGCTGACCGACGTCCTCAGCGCGCTGGTCGGGTCCCGGGGACGGTCGGACATGGCGATAGACAAGCAGAGCCTGAAGTCCTGATGGCCAGCTTCGGGGAGCAGTTCGAGGCTTCCCGGAAGACCAACCAAGCCATCAGGGCTCTGGAGGTGTCTGTCCGGATGCGGATCGCAGAGGCCTTTGCGGATTGGGTAGACGGCAGGCACAGCGACCAGTCCGTGCGCTGGGCGATGGAGGCCATCATCCGTGACGCCTACCGCTCCGCCGCAGCTGTCGGTCTTGCCCACCTGTCTGCACAGGCCGGGGTCCCCCGATGGAAGCCCACCGGGATGAGGGTCGAGGTGCTGCGCTCGGCGTACCTCGACGGTCTACTGGAGGACGTCCGCAAGAACCTTCGTGAGTACAAGGCCGGACCCCACGACGACGCCGCCCGAGCACGCTTCGTTTCCAGAATCGCCCACAGCGCTGGAGTGGCAGCCAGCAGAGGTCACACCGATGCTCTCCTGCGAGGAGCCCGGGAGCTGGTGGACACCTACGGCTTCGTCGTGCGCAAGGTGTGGCGAGCCAACTTCGTCAACCATGTCCCCTGCGAGCTGTGTGGGGCACTGGAGGGCACGGAAGTGGGTCTCGGGGAGGAGTTCCCCTCCGACAATCGGCTGAAGGTCTACGGGGACCTGAAGGGCCCCCCGCGCCACCCCCGGTGCATGTGCTGGCTGGTGATCCTGATCGAGGGGCTGGAGAACTACAACGACTCGACCACCGAGGACAGCACCACCTCTGAGCGGGAGACGTTGTCCACCGATGAGGTCCAGAAGATGAGCCCCGGCTTCTTCGTCAAGATCGTCCACTGGCTCCGGAAGCTGGTCAGGACGCTGAGGAGTGCAGATGAGTGAGCTTCCACAGGCCCATGAGACCGTCCGGGTCACCTTCGACACCTACCTCGGAGCCGCTGAAGGACTCCTTCTGGTGCTCGAAGATGCCCGGGTCACCGAGTGTGTCTACAGCTTCACAGGGCTCTCCCCGAACAGGATTCTGAAGATGGGCCTCACCCTCCAAGGTGACGTGGCCGATCTTCTAAGGCGTGTGGAGCTGATTTCGGGTTCTCACACGGAGTGACTTCCAGTGCTTTCAGAATCTCTCTGCTGAGGACAACCACATTGACCGGCACAACTGGCGACCCGCTGATCTTGGAGCTGGCCCGAAAGGTCACCCTCGCAGCTCGGGGAAGCAAGACTCGGTACGTCCGCACCCCTGAAGGCTCCCGCAAGTACGGCCTGCCCATCGGTGCACCGATCACACTGGATGCGGTCAAGCGCGCTGCGATCAGGCACCCGGGCATGGTCGCCCCCGAGGACAGCGCCACCGGGAACGGTTCCTCGACGAACGCTCCCAGCTCCGCCGCCTCCAAGCCGTCCATCGAGGCCCTCACCAAGGCCCTCACCCTGCCCGAGTCCGACAGTCCGAAGATGGTCACCCCCAAGGGAGACCAGAAGGTCAGCGTCGGCGGAGCCACGTTCAACTTCCCCTCCGGTTCCAAGGTCTTCCGGCCCAAGAAGAACCCGGATGGCTTCGCAGTGGTCCGGGACCCCAACTACGATCTGGTGCTGATCACCTCCAACGGCACCGCCAGCGACATCTCCGGTGAGTCCGAGCACGTCCTGAACGCCCGACTCGACGACATCGGCCCGAACGACTCCGAGTTCAGCTCTGAGGAACTCGGTGCTCCCGCAGGGGATGCTGGGAAGCCCTCAGCAGGGTCTCCAGACCCCAACGCGCCCGACACGGCGGATACCACTGACTACGCCCAGTTCCCGTCCTACAAGGACGTTCCTGACTACCTCGACGACAAGTACATCGCCAAGGTGGTCAGCGGCCTGAAGGCCACCGGGATGGACGAGACCACCCTGAAGGCGCTGGAGGACCAGCTCCACAAGCAGAACTCCGACATCAAGGACCGCTGGACCGAGGTCAACGACCCCGACACCCACGCCCAGCAGAAGAAGATCAAGGAGATCGAGGACCAGATGGCCGCGCTTCAGGCGCAGCTGGAGGACCTGAAGACTCCGAAGCCGAACCCGACCCCCGGCAAGAAGCCTGCTCCCGACGAGGGCACGCCCCCCGCCCCCGACTACTTCGGCAACCCCAAGGGCACGGACTACGCCAGCACCCCTGCGCCGAAGGTCGACGGCGCTTCCGCGCGCAAGAAGAACGCCACGGACAAGGCGGTCTCCACCGACATCGCGGCCAACGGCATCGACGGTGAGAAGACAGCCGCGAAGCCTGCCGAGCCCAAGAAGCCTGCCGAGCCCAAGAAGCCTGCCGAGCCCAAGAAGTCCACCAACAAGGAGCTGGCGACCACGCAGGCCGCTTCAGTGCTGAACACCCTCAACGACGGCCCGCTGGACTCGAACAACCCGGACCATCAGGCCATGGTCGACTCGTGGGAGAAGTACCTCGACGCCAACCCCGATGTCGCGGATGCCCTGACCCCGAAGCCCAACGCCCCCGAGACGAACCCGGAGCACGACAAGCAGCTCGCTGGGCTGGAGAAGGAGGCCCGCAAGAACGCTCTGGGCCTCGCCTCCACCGAGATCGGTGGCCAGAAGGTCTGGGCCCGCCGCAACCGCCAGACCGACAGCTTCGAGTACTCCGTCGAGGACGTTTCTGGAAATGACAACGTCTTCAAGACGCGCGAGGAGGCTCTCGCTCACGTCGCTGCGAACATGCCCGAGCCTGCCCCTGAGGACCACGTCTCCAAGCGGGACACCACCAACCTGCCCCCGGCAGAGATGACTCCCGACGAGATCTCCGCGACCATCGCCGACCTCGAAGCAGGACAGGCCGAGTTCGGCTACATCAGCCCGGAAGGGGAGAAGCGCCTCTCCGAGCTGAAGGCTGCCAAGGGTGGCAAGAAGCGCGCCCCCAAGGAGGCAGCTCCCGCTCCGGTCGAGCCGGTGGTCGGTGAGTCTGGAGTGAACACCGACCCGAACATGAAGGACTACTGGACCAAGGGCGACATGGACACCCACGGCATCGCGCCGGGGCTGCCCGATTTCCCGCAGCAGGCCGTGAGCCGGTCCCAGATCTTGGAGGCCAAGCCCGGAGACAAGTTCCTGCTGAGCCACCCAGACGACCCGGAGCACAACTCCCTGTGGAACGTCGGCAAGGACGGCTACGCGCACTCGATCTCCGAGGGCGGGGATCCCATGCCTGCCCCTCTCACCGAGTTCGCGGAGACCATGGAGTTCGGCTTCCAGATCCACCCGTTCAAGGGCAACAGCAAGAACAAGAACCCCAAGCCTGACCCGGTCCCCGGCGACGTCGCCACGGAGACGTGGACTGCCAGCGCGCCCGAGGGTGCCTCCGTCCAGTCCAGCAACGGCCTGATCGGTGTGAAGGACCGGGAAGGCAAGTGGACCACCGCCATGGGCCCTGTGGCTCCGGACTACTTCGACCCCGCAGACGTCAAGGATGACGACTCCGCCGTGGTCAGCCCGACACCCACCCCGGACCACCCTCTCGGGGCCACCCGGCAGATCTCCTCTGCTGAGGACCTCAAGCTGGTGCAGGTGGGAGACTCTCTCGCGTTCAAGGACAGCGCCATGACCGGGACCAAGAACTCTGACGGCACATGGACGCTGGAGAACGACGGACTGGTCTGGAAGATGGACGATGCCAGCATTCTGGCATCGGTGGAAACTCCCGGAACCACGTGGTGGCACGTCCCCAATCAGGAGCTGGCGGGCGATGAGCCCAAGAAGAACTGGAAGCCCGGGGAGGCCATCAAGCGTCTCGGTGACCTGCTCGCACAGAAGGTCGGCACCAAGCTCCGCTACAAGTTCAAGAAGCCCAAGCCCGATGGCACTGCCGAGTCGGTCTATGTGGTGTACCCCGACGGGAAGCTCAAGAAGGATGGCAGCGCCCACTCCTTCGACTACTGGACCCTGAAGTCCTCCGTCGCCAGCGGGCAGATCTCCGTGCTGGAGGTCCCGAAGGACGACGTCGTCCTCAATGAGCCCGACGTACCCGCCATCACCAAGGTCGAGGACTACACGGTCGGCGACAAGATCGCCGACTACAAGCACCTGAAGGCGATGAAGGCCGGGGATCAGATCACGATGACGATCCCGTCGTCCAAGAACGGTGGCCAGCCGACCGCCGTGGTGCTGACCCGCACCGACGACAACAAGGACTCCGCAGGCTTCATGTTCCTCGTGGGCAAGAAGGGTGCGGGCTACAACGCTCTGGGCGAGAACAACGCGTCCATCTTCCAAGCCATCTACGACGGTCGTGTGCACTTC